GCCTGGATAAGGGATGGCTCCTTCTTGTCATTGGCTCCATGATGCACCTCCAACGATTATTTTTCTATCCTCTTCATAGCAGTCATGGCTTTGATGCGTGAATCGTACCACTTCTTCACGTCTTGAGGATTGAAAACGCTGTCAGTCCCCTTAGCGATACCCCAAAGGCCGTCCTTGACCTTGCGGTAAAGAATATGTTCACTACCCACTCTGTAACAATAAATCAATGGTTCAAGCATCCTCTTCACCACCATTCTGTTCCAGATGGTCCGCGGCCATGTTCGCATACTCAGCAACCTTGCGCAGGTCTTCCACGTTGTTTTTCATGGGATAACGGTAAAGGTACTTGAGGATATTTGCCTCGCAAACCGCAAGGAAGGAATCTTTTTGCTTTTTTACAAATTTCTTGATTAAGTCAATGCCTTCAAACCCTCTCCATGAATAATGAGGGGGGTGGTGGACAGGATCATAGCCCTTCCCCTCATCTCGCTGGAGCAGTTCCCAGTCACAAGGAATATCATCCGAAATCCTGCATCCTCTTCCAGGCTCATGCAAATAAAACATGCAGCCCTTGCAGTCATTCTCTTGCTCTTCACAGTAGTTCTTTAAGATCCTCGTTGCTTCAAAAAAGTTCATTGTTCTTCCTCCATATTTCCAGCCCAGTCATTCGGGAAATGGCGTACCAGTCCACAGCCTTTGTCTTTCTTGTGGAAAATGCATTTGGTGCAGGTCCCGGCTTCTGCTTCCTGGCAATGCTTGCTGATAAGCATCATGGCATCAAACAGGTCTTTGTCATTTGTCATTTTGTACCCTAAAGACTCTGTGAAAACGATCAGTTGCATGATGGCTGATTCGCATGCAGGGATGATTTCTTTTTCTATCTTTTTAATAGCACTAGACATATAGGTCAACCCTAAATCAATCTGATTTTTTCTCATTTCTCCCCGCCTCCCATTCCCTGTAAAGTTTGAACCAATCCTCGGCGTCCATCGTAACTTTCCAGCCCGTGTTATTCTTGCGGTGGAATACCGTCGGCAGGTTTCCTGTCGTCTTTGCCGCGTCTCTCCGTGCCTGGTCAAGGGCGTCATCAATGTTGAGGTGCTCCACACGCTTGACCTCGATGTGGATTCCCGGGAGTCCCACAACGTCGGCAGTGCCATCCTCATTATTTCCACAGAATTGTGCCGACCGTCGAGCCTCATAACCTTCCTCTCTGCAGAGTCTAGCCACTTCAAGCTCGCCCTTTGCGCCTTTTCTTTTACTGTTAGTCATTGCTTCACTTCCATTTCCTAGTTTTACACTTCTGTTTTGACTTTTAAACTTTTGAAATTCAATTCAGAACCACTGTCCATATGTCTGGAGAAGTAGGGAGAGGGGAAATGTGTGTGGGAAACGTAGTCCCACACATTTACCCCCTACTTCCTGACATATGCAGCTCAAAATAGCTCAATACTATATATATAACTGTGCTGAGCTGAGCTTTTCTTTATCTAAGTAAATCAATAAATTATTTTTCTTCATTCTTTGACCTCTCGACCAGACCATTTTTAATTTCAAACCCACCGTGTTCCTTAATATATTTCCGGACGGTGTTTTCGCTTTTTGAGAAATAAGAAATCATATCTTCCAGCTTCGCTTTCCCTGACTCGTTCGCATACGCTTCAAAAGCGATTTCCACGCTGTCGACATTCTTGGCAGCTTCTTCCTTCTTCGCCTTGTTCGACTGTTCCCTACCCTTCTGGTAAACATCAGCCAGGCTGCCCTCTTCCATGGCATCCTTGAGCATGTCCGTGTCGTCAGCTACATGGACGGGATAACGGAAAAAGACGTTGACCGGAGGAAAGGACGGAAACTCCCGCAGCGTTCCGGTGATACGCCAGGCCGTTGCAATGTCATCCTGGGCCTGGTCCTTGACCTTGAGCTGGATCATGTCCAGCATAGCATCTGGATCACGGGCGAAGACGCCGGACCCGCTGGCGCGGTCCATGGACTTCTTGAGGCCTTGCCCGCCCTTGCTGTGATGGTGACAGTAAATGACAGCGCAGCCAAGCTCCGTGCAGATCTTGTCGAATTGGTTGCAGAAATGAGCCATCTGGTCGGCGCTGTTTTCATCACCCGTGATGACTTTGTAGATGGGGTCAATGATGATGGCCATGTAATCCGATTCCTGCGCCCTGGCAATGATTTTGGGCGCTAGCTTGTCCATCGGGACACTTTTCCCGCGCAGGTTCCAAATTTCAACGTTATAATCAGCCTCGTGACCAATGCCAAGGGCCTTCCCCACAACGTCAAAGCGGTCAAAGCAGGATGGCTCATCAATCTCAAGGTTGACGTAGAGGACCTTTCCTTTTTCGCAAGGAAAATGTCCCAGCCACGTCGTACCCGATGCGATGGCCATAGCTAGCTCGATGAGCGCAAAACTCTTGCCAGCCTTAGATGGTCCTGCAATGAGCATCTTGTGCCCCTGCCTCAATACGCCGTGGATGAGCTCATCTGCTTTGGGCGGCAGGCCTTTGTCTTTTGCCTCTCCAAGATTCTTGATGAAGGGCATGTCGTCATTGGTATTCTCGATCCATTCCCGCCACTCGTCCCAGGATGCTTTTCCGATGTTTGTTCCAATGAGGAACTGTTTCTTGCCGCCTCGTTTGATGCCAGGAAGCCGGGAAAGCCTAGAGGGATTTTTGTTGGCCGTGTCGATGGTAAGCCCATTCTTTTCGCAGATCTTATATAAAAATTCGACACGCTGCCGATATTCTTCCGCATTGGCTGCATCGACCTTCACAATGGCATGAATGCTTTTTGCGCCGCTGTAGGTCAGGGTTGCCACCGGCAGCTGCAGTTTTCTGATAGCCTCGTTCTGCTTAGCCAGGGAAAGGTCGTCGCATTCGACCAGGGCGTATTTAAAGGACGTCACATTATCATTGTTGACGCCGTGCCCATCCAGGGCATTGATGCGGATCCACATGCCCGCCTCCGGGTTATAATCTCCAAAGACAGCGCCAATGTCGCCATTGCACTTTTCCAGCTGCGTGATAAGGGTGCTGCTCGTCCTGCTCGTATAGCCACCATTGGCAGGAATGAATTTGTCCGTATCGTCTTTTTGCATGCTTTCGTTGACGTAGCCGACGTGATCAGAGGCGTCGAAGAGTGTCCTAAGAAATGTGATGATTTCCTGGACAGGTTTCCAGTCTCCCTGCGGTTCCCTAAAGGCTTCGCCTTCAAGGAGCTTTGTATTGATGATGATCCCGCTTGATGGGTCTTCACGAATCTCATCGTCCCACGAAAGCGCACGGCCTGCTTCCCGTTCCTTAGGTTTCCACCCTCGTTCCTTTGCCATCATGGTAATGGTGGCACCCGTTACAGGGTTGGGAGAGCCGCGAAAGCCCTCCCATTTCTTGCTGCATTCGCCCTGGTGATATCGTCCACTGTCAAGGGCGCTCCAGTTTTCCCAAGCGCTGAGAGGATAGCCTTCTTTTTGGAGGGCCATCCCTACCTGCAGCCATTCCTGATAGGAACAGGAAGTTGGGTCTATGAAATTGAGCACCCCTAAAAGGTCAAATTGCTTCATGATTCATTCCTTCCTGCGGCTTATAAGCAGCGGGGATGATGCCAGACGGGATGCGCCAATCGTTTTCTGCGATGCGGCCAATCATGCTGCTTGCTGCAACAAAGCTCCAGGTCCCAACATGGGCGAATCCTTTCCTTTCCAAAAATCGGATCTGCTTTGGCGTCGAAAGGCCATTCTGCTGGCGCATCTTGAGCCGCTCAATGAGCTGCGTCGCAAGGCCAGCATTTTCGATTGTGTCAGGAGAAATGCCGTGCTGTTCAAGATATTCAAGCTGTTTTTTTGTCGCTGGGCCTTTTTCCCAAGTGAAAGTTGGCTCATAGCCTGCAAGGTCGCCAGCCTCGATGCTGAAGAAGTACTGGATGGGATCCACCAGCTTACGTTTGCGTTCACGCATGGCCTTGAGCTCCTTGGCTAGGCTAGCTTCCCGCTCAGCTACAGCATCCCTTTCTGCCTCGTCTGCCGCCTCTTCAATATCAAGGGCCATCCCAGCGCTGTCTTCAAGGCGCTTGGTTATCTTTTCTGCGACCTTTTCGTCCTTGCAGACAAGGGATGCCGGCCTGCAAAGATTGTGCCGCTCCGTGAGCCACAGAAAGTCCAGGAGGAGCAGATCCCTTTTTCCTGGCGCAAGACGGCTGCCCCTCCCCACCATCTGCTGGTATAGGCTGCGGATTTTCGTCGGACGGAGGATCACGACGCAATCAACGGCAGGGCAGTCCCAACCTTCCGTGAGGAGCATGGCGTTGCAGAGCACGTTGTATTCCCCGCGGTCAAAGGCATCAAGGAGCTCCGTACGGTCCGGGCTGTTTCCATTGACCTCAGCCGCTCTAAAGCCATGCCGGTTTAGGATATCCCGGAAGGCCTTGCTCGTTGCCACAAGCGGCAGGAAAACCACGGTCTTCCGATTCTTGCAATATTGCTCCATTTCGGTGGCAATGGCTTCAAGATATGGTGACAGGGCATCACCCAAATCCCCTGCCGCATAGTCCCCATTTGCCATCTTGACGCCTCCAAGATCGATATTGAGCGGCACTGTAAGGGCCTTGATAGGTGACAAGTATCCTTCCTTGATGGCTTGCGGGAGGGTATATTCATAGGCAATGTTGTCAAAATACTCCCCCAGGCACGCCACATTTTTCCTCTCAGGCGTTGCTGTGACGCCTAGGACTTCTGCATTGGGGAAATGGTTTAAAACCGTCTGGTAGCCATTTGCAAGGGCGTGGTGGGCTTCGTCCACAATAATGGTCTGGAAGGTATCGGGGGAAAAGTGGTTTAAGCGTTTTTCCCGCTGCATGGTCTGGACGCTTCCTACCGTGATCCGAAAAAAGCTATCCAGTGAAGTTTCGCTGGCCTTCTCCTTGCTGGTCATAAGCCCAGTTGCCTTTAAGATCTTATCCTGTGCTTGGTTTAGCAGCTCGTCCCGATGGGCAAGGATGAGGACCTTTTTGCC